GGTGGGTCAGGAAATCTTGTTTGTGCAATCTTAGCCATTATCTACCACCATCAGGATAGGCATCTATTGTAAAAGTGCCCATTTTAAAATTACCGCCAGACACATTACTTTCTACTTTAAAGTTTGCTTGTCTACCTCTACCTCTAAGATCTTTTTTTATGTCTGTAGTCTGCACTGTCGTAGCTGTTTGACTTACTACATTACCATAAGGATAATTTTTAAAACTAAATGTGACACTAACATTACCTGTTTGATCTCTAAAGTCAGGTATGAATCTTGCTATACGCATAAGTTGTTCTCCACCCTCATCAATATTAAAATCTCCGCTTTGTATAAAAGCTTGAATGGCAGAGCCATCACCGTCTGTGCCAAACTCGTGTCTATAATATTTAGATACACCGTCAGATAACCCTATTACAGTAGGTGTTGCATTAGCAGTAGAGTCAGTTAAATATTCTGTAGCAAGAGGGTTCGAAAACACACCTCTATCTACCCAACTTGTTCTATTAAGTGTGCCAACCGCCCAAGATTGTTCTAAATAATTATAAATGACACATTTATTAATTTGAGGATTAGTTGAGTTATCAGGATTAGTTACGTAAAACCAAATTATTTCTGCAAACTCTGTATTAACTCCGGCAAAAATTTGATCTGTCTGAGTCAAATCTATGTTTTCAAAAACAAAGTCATCAACAGTGCACGGTAATTTTTTAACTGTACCATCAAATACAAAGAATGCGTTTTGACCCATCCAATACGATACATCCCTAACTACAACAGCAGCATGTTGTCCAAGTAATCCACAGTTTTTACCTAGTTGACTAAGGCCAAAAGTAAATGGTGGTCCAATAAACTGTAGTCCGTGAAGCGAAGTATCAGTCCAAACTAAAATTTGACCACGTGCTTTATCTGCACCAATAATTGTAGAACCGTCTTGTATACGCAAAGATCCTGCCGTGTTCGTGGCCCGTGGTTCGTAGGTATTAATATCTTCTTGTGATGAAAATCTTAGTAGTAGAGGGTCTTGTGAACCACCTGTTCCAATAGTTTTTTCTGTGCCAAATAATATTAAATGTCTATCAGGTGTTGAGACCAAAGAAAACTTACTAGCTGTAGGTGCACCTGTTACTGCACTAGCCTTACCAGCTAATCCATCAGTGGTAGGTGACCATTGAAACGTTGAGCCATCTAGTGCTGTTGCAATCATTAGCTCACCAAAATTATCAATAGACCAATCACGACCGTTCAATGTCACAGATGATGATGACCTTGGTGTATTCCATGTCTCTGTGTTCCATGTAGATGTGCCCCAACCATAACCAAAAGTAGATGAAGCAGGTGCTGAATTTATATCAAACTTAGCAGTAGCTGTGCCTGTAGTTACAGATCCAGTGCCCTCATTAGCGTCTTGTTGTATTACAAAAGTGTTTGTACCAGATACTGTTTGTATCTCAAAACTTCTGTCAAAATTTTCTGCCGTAAAACTTGTGCCTGATAAACCAGTTGTGCCAGAAAAAGTAACTATGTCACCCTCATTAGCACCATGCCCGTTGACATTTACAGTGACATTTGCTGATCCATTGGTAGTAGTAAAAATGCTACTGACTGAAGTATTAGTCTGTCTTATAGGTGTAATGTCATAGAGCAAATCATTAGCATAAATGTAGAGCTTCTTATCTGTGCCGAGGGCCGCTAATCTTGTGCCATCTAATGCAACCCAAGCATGTTGATCTCTAACAACACCTATTAATGTATTAGCAGTTGTTTTGTCCCAACCACCTATCTTTTCCGGTAAACCATATCTAAATCGAATATTGTCACAATCAGTAAATGTGCCAGAAGCGCCAAGATTACTTGTCTGTTTGTTTATCCCCGGTTTGAGTTTTAGTTTTGTCAGTGTCATCAGCTATGCTAAATATTGTTCCTACATGGCCTTTGAAGTGCATATTACCTTGATGAGTCAAGGGTGCAGCCACATCAGCCCATATCTTACCGCCTATCTTAGACCATAATCTACTAAAATAATAGTCCTCACTTAGATATCGTTCTTCTTCATCCCAGTCAATCTTACCAACACCAAATAGATCAAAACAATTGTCTGATTTAAATCTCTGACCATTAACTATCTGATCAGATCTGTATTTACGCTCAGGATATGCCTTTTGCATTTTTTTTAGTACATCACGTTTTATAAGCATCATACCTGTTGCGGCTTCCATGACCTCAACAAAACCTGCTATTAACTGTATATTTTTTGGATCTTTAAAATTGAGATTATATCCAAGCGATCTATACGACAGTTCCTCATCACTAATATCAGGATTTCTTTTTATTGCGTCTCTAACTTGATTCCAATGTATGCATTTTCGTGGATATATTCCGCAAGCAATATCTTTGTTAGCTCTAATTAGTCTCTCTATATTTTCTGGCACAAAACCAATATCTGCATCAATAAATAACAAATGTGTGCCAACATAATTTTGGTCATCTAAAAACATAGTAGCAATAGTATTTCTTGCTCTAGTTATTAATGACTCATTACCCATCGTTTGTAGTTTCATACCTACGCCCTGGGCCGAGGTCCATGCTTGGAGACCCAACACACCGTGTAATGTGTTCTCTCCTAACATACCTCCGTACATAGGCATACCTAAGTACAATCTTATATCATGATCTTTTAGATCTCCTTTTAACATATTTTACTCCATGTTTCTGGACTAGGTAAACAGTGTTCTGACTTTACTCCAGTCTTCATTGTTAATAATACATCCGCAGATATACTGATCCGTGGTTCGTTAGTCATATTCTCCTGTGTGTAGTGCAACAGATTACTTGGAAAAATAATTAAACCTCCTGTTTCAGAAGGATACTTAATAGAGGCAAAATTTATGTCACTCCATTTAGTGTAGTAATTATTGTTAGGCGGTATGTACATACCAGTCTTTTGCCATTGATCTTCTTCAAATGTTATATCACCTTGATTGTTTGCTTGAACATAATAAACCAAACTAAAATGACTAGCCGTATGTTTATGACTAGCTATGTGTTGTCCTTTACTAGAAAAAGTAGCCCAAGCTTTTGTAATATGAACATCAAAAACATTTAAATCATAATGATACTCTGTCAAAAAAATTACAATTTGTTTTTTTATTTCTTTAAATAAATGTTCAAACTTTTTGTTTACATGAAGATTATCAGTAATTTGTTGTAAAGGTGTATCAGGTTTTACATCTGTTGTTTTTGAAAATTGTGAATTTGTAGGTTTCACATCATCGTTAATTAAGTTTTTTATTTCTTTATTTATACTTTCATAGTCTTGTATTTTCGTAATAAAAATGGGATTGCCAAACCACTTATTTATATCATATTGCATTGTATTCCTTTCTTAAGTAATGCGTAAAAATCTGTACTCTATCTCTCCTGCACCTCCGTCACCACCTTGTGTTACGTTTTCTGCACCGCCTCCACCACCACCAGAACCTCTAGTGCCATCACCACCATTAGTTGAATCAGGTGATCCAGGCGTGCCTCCAGCTATATTTCCGTTGTAAGATGTGGCTCCTGTGCCACCATTTACATGACAGTTATCACCACTACAGTTTGAGCCAGTTACTCCAGCGACACCATTACCAGCGTTGTTGTAAGAACCAACAGGTCCATCATCTAAGGTCACCGCAGTGCCGAAAGTGACGCTAGCACCGTTTGCTTCTTTAAATGTCCCTGATGTTAAAACAGTAGCAGTTATTGTTGCAGTCCCGCCACTGGAGGGATTGTTTGAACGTAATGGTCCTTGAACACCACCACCTGTGCCTGAGCCACCAACTCCACCAGTCAAACTAAATATGGTCCCAGTCGAGCTACCAGACAAAGCTGTAGTACCGCCATTACCTGCCGTAGTATTATATCCATCACCAGTGCCCTTAGATCCTGCAGAGCCCACAGTTAATGTTAATGTTTCGCCTTCTGAAACAGTGTAAACTTGATCAGATACATATCCACCAGAACCACCACCTGTGCCTCCTGATTCACCACCCGCTTTATCGTATTGAGCGCCCATCACTCCACCTGCACCGCCTCCTACTGCAGCACGAACATGAATGGCGTTAGCACCTGATGGCACTGTTACGGTTGTAGAAGATGTTTGTGTTGTGAAAGCTGTGGCTACGAATGCTTGGTAAAATTTTTTCCAAGCACCACTGACTTTGATATAACCTTCTTGTATTTCTTTCCAATTACCTGATACTTTTACAAAAGCCTCATTGACCTCTTTAAAAGCACCACTTACTTTGACAAACCATTGACTAGCCATTATGCATCATGGATTAGATAGAAATCTCCATCGGCTCCTGTGCCACTGCTAGGTGCTGATGTGCTAGTTGTAGTAATAAGATTTCTAGCTGTAATATTACCAATATTAGTAGCAGCTACAGTTGTTGTTACGGTTAATGCACCTGTTACCGTTGCACCTGCTGATGTTGTTTCAAACTTTTTTACGTTGTCGTGAAAGATGTCCACACCATTGTTTACATCCATGGTTAAGAATGTTTCGGTCGCAGCATCTGATCTTATTGTAATGTTGTCACCTTGTATGTTTAACTCACCTGTATTGTTTTCAATAATACTATCGGTGCCATTATGATAAATTTGTAAATCTGTACCTGCACCAAAATTAATATAATTATTATCGCCCAGTGCCACATTACCAGTCATGGTTATTGCTTTAGCCGCAACTGTGCCCATAGCACCAAAAACATTTTCTACGTTAAAATTAGATGACCCATCACAATAGACATGGGCGTGACCGCCCTGTGTTACGGCTACACCATTTGCGGTGTGCCCTGTAGCTGCGATTGTGAGTGTGTGTGAACCTGATGTATTATTAAAAAATACATAATTGTTTTCTTTAGCTGGTATAAAAACTGTGATGTTACCAGTAAGTGTCCCAGTTAACTCAATAACTTTGTTAGATGACTCTGCTGTCGGTGATGCGTTGGCCGTGGTCAACGTTACGTCAGATGATCCTGCAACGCTTTTTGACAAATATCCGCCCGCAAAAGCGTCTAAAACACTAAGATTGTTGTTAGTTTTATCACCCCAAGTACCAGAGTTTTCGCCTGATGCTTGTAATTCTAGTTTTAATCTATCTGAAAATGTTGATGGCATAACTTAAATTATCACGGTTTTGTAGGCCAGACAACTGCATTTACTTTATCTACAGTATCTAAACCTGCCGTTAAATCCCTTAAATCCTGTCTATATTTTTTTTGTGCTTCTGTCATAGTGTTGTCAGAGGCACCCCACCAATCTGTTTCTGCTAATAAACTGTTTCTTTTAAATCTTAAATTACCTAATGCATTATCTAATGTTTCAGGAGGATTGACAAAAGAATCACCCTCTTTAATCATTCCACAAATTACATTATCTGGTGCTTCTACAAAACCTTCTTCCTGATAAGGTTGTTTTTGTATAATTATATTGTTATCAATTTTTACCCAGGCCATTATGCGACTTTCCATATTTGAACATCTGTATAAACATTTGTTCTACTGTCGGCTACACTTATTCCAAGACCATTGTTAGACTGTGCTTTTTCACCATAATGTCTAATCTCAAAAAGTTTTTCTGCAGAAATTGTAAATCTACCCTTTACAAATGAAATCATATACCCCTGATTATTATCGTCACTAAAATTACTATGTCCTAAAATGGTAACACTAGAGTCACTTTGATTATATAAAAAAGCTCTGTTCATATCTGTCTGATATTTACCTGCCCAAGCTTCTATATAATAAGTGCCTGCTGGTAAAGTTATTCTGTTAGAACCTAAACTAGCACCAGTTATCTCATTAGTTACAACTGTGTTTAAATCTCTTATTTGATCATCACCTGCAGTCGCAGTACCGCCCTGTGTGCTTGAAGTTTTTTCATCTCTTATATGTAACAACTTTGAATCATAAGCAGTCCCTGTGACGGTGCCTGTAAAAGCAAATGTGTTAGCTAAATTAATTTTTGCTGAAGTAATTGCATCATCTGCAAAAGCTCCTGCGGGTAATGTATTAAGTGCCATTATGCTAGTACCTCCATTAAGGTTATTGTGCTTTTTATACTATCATGTTGAACTTTGTGACCACTACCAAATGCACCTACGCCTTGTGTTTTGTAAGTGGTTGCACTTGTAGTTGAGGGGCTGTCAAGATATTGTATAGGATAAAAAATTCTCTCATTACTAGCAGAACCATGGTATCTTGCATAATTAACTGGTTGTCCAAAAACTTCAGTAGACCCTCTTAAAATTCTTAAAGTTATACCCGCACCACCACCATCTAGATAAATACTTTGCACCACAGATACTAAAATTTTACTTGATGTGGCTGAGGGAGTTATGGCTAAAGATAAACCAGTGTCAGTAAAACCGGATGTATTTAAAGTTACTGCTGTACCATACTCTGCCTGTAACACCTGACCAATCTTACCAACAGCAGGAAAAGCTGCACCAAGAGTTACACTACCTGAACCATTAGACGTGATAAGATTATTATCACCGCTGTCATTGATGAGATTTACTTTGAGTTTACTGGTCATGGTAAAACTTCCATAACTGTAATTGTCGATGAGCCTCTTGCCCTTGTAGAGTTGTCTGAGTCGTCAGAAGTTCTGTTCATATAAACCGTTCCAGAAGCAGATGATTTCAATTGCATTTTATATGTTAAACTTGATGTGCTTGATGGACTATCTAGAAAAGAAGCAGCACCTTGTTCACTAACATTATTATCAGAAACAATATTTGCACCAGTAACTGACGCTCTACTTCCAGATGCGTCTCCATTACAAAGAGCAGTTGTATCTCTGACTAACTGACAGAAAGCAGCGGTTGCACCATTTACACCTGTCCAATTAAAAGTGGCTGTTAAAAATATTTTACTTGATGTGCTTGACGGTGTTATGTTGACCGAAAAACCCGTGATATCTACAAAAGAATTAGATGAAGTTCCAAATGTATCTGTTTTTGTAGTTGAAAGAACTTGACCTATTTTCCCAAAAGAGGTTGTGGCACCAGAGCCTAACACAATATTATCTCCAGACCCACCTAATGTTAGGTTAGATCCAGATTGTTGTACTATTTCATTAACCTTTAACTGAGATACCAATACTTACTCCTTATGATTTAGGGTTTGCGTCTTTAATACCTTTAATTCTGGCTTTCCATGCATCCATGTCTTTATACATTTCATCAAGTTGATCGCCGATATCCCCATAGGCCGCTCTACGTGTAGCCCTTACAACGTTGTTTGCTTCTTCAGTATTACCTGCTGCCTCTTGTGCAGCAAGTTGTTCATCTGTTGGTTTATCTAGACCTGAAACATTCCATTCTTTAATGTAATCGCCTTTACCATCAGAATCGTTTTGAAGCAAAACATCTTTTGTAAAGTCTACAGTCTTTGAGTTAGCCTCGCAGTAAAGTTTTACCTTTGTTGCTAATGATGCCATTGTTTACTCCTATCCACTAAAGTCTGCGTAATCCACAACCTTAGCACGTTCTGCTGCTCTTTTAGTTTTTACATCAGAGGGCATAGCAGTCCCGCCCTCTGCTTCTCTGACTGCATACCAATCAGTAGATGCTAGATAAGCTCTTGCTTCTTCGTTTATTACTTTTTGTGATGCAAATGCATCTTGTTTGTCCATATCGGCTTTGACTTTAGTCCAAGTAACAGCATCTGGCTTTGCACCCATAATAGCTGTGTTGTTGGAGTCTTTACCGACAACCCATTCAACGTTTGAGTTGAACTCAGCCTCAGTAGTCACATTACCACGAATAACAAATTCGTAAGTGCCGATTGACTGTATTGCTTGTGCACAATCTGCCATTGTTTACTCCTTATAATATCACCAGTGTTCCACCACTAGCTACGTTTATTGTCTGTCCAGAGGACACTGTTACAGGACCCACTATACTTGCATTTTCACTTGCTGCAATAGAAAGTCCCCCTGTTAATGTTTGCACATTTCTGTACGCACCATTAATACTTGTTAATTTAGCCGCTGTCACTGTAGCATCTGTTGGAGCACCGACATCAAACGTATCACCAAATATTACACCTGAGAAGGTCGCACTACTTGCAGGTGCACCTGTGAACGCTATTGTGCCACTAGATGATCCTGCAGTAAACGCTGTGCCAGGCACCTGATAAACACCATTAATGTGTATAAGTAACTGTGCTAAGCTACCAATAATTTGTGTTGTTCCACCCACAGCTATCGTGAACTGAGTTTCAGAACCATTAAAGCCGCTACTAATATCATCGATTAGTGAAAAGTTACCTTGTACTATTGGATTGCCTAAATATCCCATTACCCACTAAACTCCATAATTTGAAACAAACCGCCATTTACACCCATAGATGTGCCACTCGTTCCAGCCCACTGATATTTATTAAACTGTGGGGTGTATGTAATAGCTGATGCTGTTGAAGGACTATCAAGCCAAGTTACACCTAACATACAGTTTAAATAATTTATACCTAAAGTGCTACTTCTGTTGTCATAATTATATCTTCTATTCATAGCACCACTATCTGTTGCGTTAATTATGTTTGAGGTTGTTGTTCCACCTGAAATAGCTCTTTTAAAATCGATAGAAACATTTAAAGCTTGTGAGGCACCTGCATTATTACTTCCATGTGTATTATAAGATAACCAAAATTTAGAAGATGAACTTGCCGGTGTTAGTGTTATGGCTAAATCAGTTACATCTATGTAAGAATTATCTGTAGAACTATCTACTTGTGTAGAACTATAATCTTGGTATATAGCTATGATTTTTCCAAGACCAGATGCTTTTGCTGCAGTGACTGCATCATCCGCTATTCCCGCTGTTGGTATCGTTGTTACTGCCATTAGTCTAATATCTCCATTAAAACAAGTCTATATGTGGTGCTATCAGTTGTTACTGATGTTGTAGATCCTGATGCTTTGCTCATAGCTAATGTATATTGTTGTGCTGATGTAGTCGAGGGGCTGTCAATATAAGTTCCTGTCAACGGAAAATTAGCATTTGATCCAGCAGCACTACCACCAATTAACGCACCTAAATCTGTGCCGCTTGTTGTGCCTCTAAATACAGTAGCTCTTCCATAAGCATTACTATCAGCATTAACCTGACAATTTGTATGAAAGTGTATTAAAATTTTACTTGTGGTGCTTGACGGGGTTATACTTGCATTTAACATTTCTGACATTGATGTAGAAGAGTTTGTGTAATTTGTTGAGCTAGAGCCTTCAACTATTTGACCAATCTTACCAAAGCCTGATGTCTTTGCACCTGAGGCAATGGCTAATGTTCCTGCACTCTCACCAAGAGTAATAGTCTTTGTTGAGTCTGTGCCCAAAGGCGAGATTGTTGATACTTTTAATGTGCTCATTATGTTCCTATCCTAAATCCTCCCAAGAAGGTAACATTTTGATAACCTGAAAGTTGTAAAGTGCCACCACTTCCTTGATAAACTCTTAAATTTATATAATCAGTTGTATTCAAATCTGCAACAACGCTTGTAACTCCAACAGTATAATGTTCATGTCTATCTTGAAATCTTGCAAGTTCAGAGCTTCCATTTTTATAAATAGCTACTTCAAAATTATCAAAGTCAGAACTTGATTGAAATCTAGCCGAAGCATAAAAAAAATACTTACCAGCTATACCTGGTGTAAAACGACCATTAGATGTATCAAATTTGCCATCGCTATCAAAAATTTCTGTATCTAATACTACTATGGTAGCTGTTGCATCACTAACTGACCCCCCACTTGCTGCGCCGCTAAGATACGCTAAGAAAGCAGGATTGTTTAAGTTACTTTGTACCACACCAGATGCTAATGAGACATTTTTTGCTAATGATATTGCTGAAGAATTACTTGAACCTACTGTCAAGGTAGAAGTTCCGCTTCTAGTGTCTATAGTATCTACGAGTATCTTTGACATTATTTACCTGTTAAAGCCTTAATCTCATCATCAGTTAAACCAAGATTTTTTAATTTTGTTTTACCTGATGTTTCATCTGTGGTTTGTTTTGTTTCAGAATCATCATATGCTTTTTGTAAAGCTGCCAAACCGTCATCTAATTCTTTTTGTGTAGGTTTAGATTTAGAACTATCATGTATAATTAAATTTTCTGCTGTTTTTTCTTTACCCTTAATCCAACCATACCATTGTCCTTCGTGTAAAGTCACAAGATAATCATCGTACTTATTTGCTCTTCCGTTATTATCCATTCTATGTATCTCCAATTCTTATAAACATCATGGTTGTTTCATTACGGTCTGTATCACCTTGTGCTACACCTGGTGTTCCACTTGGACCAGCACCTAAATTAAATTTAACTTTTTGATTACTTGTATCAGTTATATCCAACAAAACTGTTACTGCACCAGAACCAAAAGATAAACTTTGATTAGCGTTTGTGCTTTGTTGTATATATGCTGTTGTATTATAAGATGCATTATCTGATGTAAATTTAATATGTGCTTGTAAGTTACCATTATTAGCTGATGTGTAAAATTGTACTGTAAAAATAATAAGATAAAATCCAGTGCTAGGAAAAGTAAATATACCTGAAGATTCAGACATTTGTATTGAGCCAAAACTCGCTGCACCTCTTGAGTCTGATCTTTCTAGATTACTTGTAATACTACCTTCACTCGTAGGTATACTGTAATTAGCAGTCAACCTAAACTGATCTACCATGGTTATTTGATTAAAACCGGTAGCTGTACCACTATTAGAAATAGTGCAACCAGATGGAATAGTAAGTGTATCACCACTCGCCCCTAGCGTTAAGCTAGTGCCTGATTGTGGTTCCAAATTATCTACGAATACTGTTCCCATTATGCTAAAACCTCTATTAAATTAAATACAACACCACCCACAATATCAGTTCCACCACCATAATTTCTATGTTTCCATTTATAAGTAATAGCAGAAGTCGTACTGGGTTCGTCTAAAATTGTATAAGCTACATTTGTAATCATATGATTGGCATTTCCACTGTTATTAAATTTAAAATGTGTGCTTACATTCTCAGAATCTGAATATGCAGTTTTAGCAGAAGTAATTTGAGTTTCTGTTCCGCCTATATCTCTATAAATTTTTGTAAATGTAGGAAGTTGGTCGCCTGTTCTAAGATTACCAACAAAACCATGGGCACAGACCAATATTTTAGAAGAAGAAGAACTAGGAGTTATTGAGTTAGATGTTGCCGCCACCACCTCAGATGATGATGTGGTAGTTGTTTTGCTTGAAGCAGCAGTAGAAACCACTTGACCAATTTTTCCAAATCCAGTTGCTGTGCCACTATTAGAAATAGTGCAACCAGAAGGTATGTTAAATGTTTTACCACTAGCGCCTAATGTTACTGTAGTTCCTGATGATAAAGGTTGTATGCTGTTTACTTCAAGTGTGCTCATACGACTGTAAGATTACCCTCCACTGTGACGGTGCCTGTAAATGTCACAGGACCCGCTAAAAATGCATTGTCAGTAGATGCTACTGTAGTCGTAGCAGTTATAGTTTGTAAGTTTTCATAAACACCATTGAATGATGTCATCATACTTGGCTGTATGCTGTTTGCACCTGGAGTGTTTTGATCTAATAAAATACCATTTAAGAAAATTATAAAACAAGTGTCAGTTGCTGCAAGAGCTGTAGTAAACGTAATTTGTGCACCGTTGACTGAGTAGTCAGTTGTTGGTTTCTGCCGCACGCCATTACGTAAAACCGCAATGTCCTCTGGTACGGCTGCTGCTGCAGAAAGTGCGTATGATACAGATCCATCACCTGTTAATGTTTGAACTGATGTGGTGGTTGTAAAATTTTTTGTGACTGGATTACCAAGATACCCCATGCTAACCCCTATGTACTAATACTATCAATTAAGGAAACCCAACCATGCAGACTTGCTGCCGTATCACTTTGTATTTTTAAAACATCGCCCGACTGAAGGACTATTTTCGATCCACCATCTATGGCTTCGTATTGACCACCTGCTGCAATTGGAGTTTTGTATACTAAAAATGAATCTGCTGATCCGCCACTTGCAGTGCTAGTTACATAAACATTAGCTTTGATAGTTGCATTTGTAATATTAGTTAACCTGATACCTATGATGGTGTCATCACTATTTGATGTCATTACAGTTCTTGCGGTTGTGCCAATGGCTATATCACCAGAACTGTTGAAAGGTATTTTTCTTTCAAAATCTTGGGCCACTTAATTATCTCCTATTCATATTTGTATCAGAGCGCTACACTCATGGCAATAACAAAGCCTTGTGATACACCACCTGATATTGTTAATGCACCACTACTTGATAAAGTAGCATCTCCTGAAACAGCAACTTCTTGATAACTTACGCCATCACCAACAAGAATTTTACCAGATGTATTATCTGGCATTCTTAGTTGTGAGCCAATAGTTAAATGTCTACCAATACTTACGTCATTATCTGCGTCTTCAATGACAGCTTTTGATGCTGGCATGGTGCAAAATATATCTTTTGTACCTGCAGTAAAATCTACAGCACTATCACTGTTTGACGATGATATGACTGTAGTTCTAGCTAAATCTGAACTATCAGCATCTAATGTGCCTAGTCCCACCTCAAACTCTGTTGTGCCGGGGTTAAATATAGCATAATAGGTGGTGTTATTATTACCAATACCTGTGCCAAATGTTTCAAAACCTTGAACTGCACCACCAAGTGCAAATGCACCTGTGCCGGTGGTTGTAGTCGTTTCTTTTACTCTATCATTAATTACGAAAGCCATATCATTTTATAGCACTAAGCTACCTCTCTGTCATCTACTTCTGTCCATGTATTTGTAGCACTATCATCAACTGGTGTCCATGTATTAGATACTGAATCATCTACAGGTGACCACGCTAAGACACCAGGAGTCCTTACAGTTACAGTAACATCTATGCCATCAGGTGAAGCGATTGTTACAGGCACACCTGCAGCATTACCTTGAGCTGATGTTATAGCGATACCAGTAGGTGTTACTGTTATGCTCGGTACACCCGCTGCTGTACCAATAGTGGACGTTACGGCTATGCCTGTTGGTGTTACAGTGACACTACCAACAAACGTTTCTGTGCCAATTGCAGTAGATAACGATTGACCATTACCTGTTAAATCTACAATTAAATCACTTGTAAATGAAATTGAACCACGGGCTGTGGTCATTCCTATGCCTGTAGGCTGCGCAACTACGGCACTTGTTTGTGTGACAGATCCTTGAGCTGATGTTAAGGCAATACCTGAAGGTTGATTTACAACATCTGTCTGAACTGTAGATGTGCCAACAGATGTATTTAATAAACTTTCAGATCCAACAATTGTAGTTATCTCACCACCTGCAGCTACAGAATAAGATCCAATACTTGCAAAGTTTACAGCTATACCTGTTGGAGTTGCAGTAACATCCGGTAAGAATACTGTTACTGACGCTTGTGTGGAACTGACTGCAATACCTGTAGGTACAACAGTAACATTAGAAATCGCTGTTTCTGTGCCAATAGTCGTTGTAAGACTCTGGCCTGTAACAGAAACACTTACATCTTTAATACCCTGTGAAGCAAATGAATCTTCAGCAAATGTGGTTTTACCAAAAAACATAACGCTTTACCTGGCGTTTATTTTAAGTGATTCTTAAAATAGCACTTGTAGCGTTGTTAGTTGGGAATTGTACTGTGAATGTTCCTGATGTTGATGTTTTAACTGCTCCAAAATCCAAAACCATGACTGCAGCATTAGTATTAGTTGTTGCAGAAGTGTTTGAATTATATATCACAGCAGCTTGTGCTGAAATAGACGCACTCGTAAAACTAATATCACTGAAGTCAATGAAGGATGTATTGTTTGTGGCAGCAGCACCTGTGCTTGTTAAGTTACCCCCACCTGCAGAATAAGTGCCAGAAGCACTAACTTCTTGTGAAGTTGTATACGCAGTAGTTGTATTACTTAATGAAGCCGAGCTACCATATAGAGCTAGTTTAAATTGATCGCCACCAGAGGATCGAAAGTCGTGTTCACCTTCCAACAACTCTTTCTTAAAGCTATCACATACCGCTTGTGTAATCGCCATGTTTATTTACCTCCTGGAGCCACTGATTGTAACGGCACACGCAGGACTCCATCTGCGTATTCGTCTCTACGTTTTCTACCCATTTGTGTGGTAGCTAAACCTTGTACGGCTTGACCGTACTTTTGTTCGTATAATTGCACATATGTAGGATTTTTCAAGTATGAAAAGGCTTCAGCTACTGTGCTGTAAATTAAAACTTCTGGCGCTGTATTAGATATAAATGTTGTAGTTGTAGTGCCAGATGTACCATCACCCAATCTTTCAGGTGTTCTGTTGTACCATAGCTCTACTGTAATTGCTGCATTAGGTGTAGGTGCCAAAATTAAAGTATTCTCATCCCAATTTGCATAATATCTGGGTGTGCCAGTATTGTTAGCTCTGTCCAGATTATACTCATCAATAAATGTAGTATCTCTTTGCTCTAACCAAGCCCTGTCTGCATTTGCGTCAACAATTTGCACACCTCTCTCAAAATCAAAATCTTCAGGCATAGTAAGAAAAGGACTACCAATAGTTAAAGATGAAGTAGCAAATTTTCTAAAAGCATCTAGATCTAGTTGTTTTTGTATCTTATTTTCTGCATTTGTAATAAAAACGTTTATCACAGAGTTTGATAATACCTCGGAGTCTACCTCTGTGTAGTTTCTTACATTATCTAATAATTCGCTATAATTCATGGTGTGCTTATTGAGTTACCCATACCTGGGTGACTACTACAATAATAATATAGTGTCGGAGCTCCAATTGCTACTGTAATTTCTAAAGCTCTTGTTGTAGCTGAGGTATAACCGCTAGCGTAAGCTGACTGTGATACTGAAGATCCGTTAATTTTAAACGTTACACCACTTGTATAAACTGACCCAGAATTGTGACTACCGTCAGATGTAGTGCTTAAATAAAAAGGATGTGAATCAACGGTATTATCACTTAAATTAAATATCGCTGAGGATCCTTCATTGATCGTTATGGATGGTGCTTGAACGCCATCTATATAGAAAGCATTACCACCACCACCTGCCTTAGCTGCGACTGTTACTGTATATGTTGTTGTGCTAGCCGTAGATACTGTGACAGCCCCTATTTTGGATTGCATAATTAGTTTTTTATGTGGTGTTTGTGGCAACATACTATTTGAATCTGTTGGATTAGTTCCATCTGCTGGTGATGTGCTTTGAACTGTTGTTAAAAATGCACTGTCACCAGGCTCACCTAAAAAAACAGTAACAGGCATAGGTTGTGCAAATGTATCGAATGTTGCATCGTCAGGACCTGTTGGACTATTATCTTTTAAAATTTTGTTAGACTCTACACGAGGGTCTTTTATAGCTTCTGGATCTGGTGGATGATAAGGCGGATCTAGCTGTGGGTGTTTAGGTTCATAACATGAAGGACAAACAAATAAGCCATTCCACTCTTTTTTTAATTGTTGATATTTATATTCTTGACCACAACGATCACATATGGCTCTTGAATAACGACCTGATGCAAATGCCATATCTTACCCCGATGGATAAAAGTTTTGTGGCACAATGTTTACAGATGTAGATTGACTATCTTCTGTTAAGGCCCTTTGTAGTTCTGCCTCATATCTTCTTTCTAATTCTTGTGATCTTTCAGGTGCAACTTCTTGTGCAGTGTAATAAGCTAAACCAGATACTAAACATGGTAGAAATCTAAAAGGTGCATCAGCTGTATTTGTGTAAGCTCCTACATCTTCTATTCTGCCTACATAAAAAAAGTTAATTTTAGTATCAGTTGTATCAGGTGTTAAAAATAATTTTATTTTTACAGCAGATAATTCTCTTCTAACATAATATTGACTAGGTGTGCCTTGTGAAGTTTTGTTTGGTAAGTTTTCATACTCAGATCTAGATATTTTTGTCATGGTTGTATCTGTCAATCCATCTGAACTTCTAAATACAACCTCTAAAATATCTGATGCATCAGAGGGTGCAGTGTATTCTGTTTGACCTGCGGTTAAATTCTGTGTGTGGTTTTTTATTTTCCAAAGATGAATACCTCGGTTACCCCATTCAGAAAACAATAAATTTAAATTATCTCTTGCCGCAGATAATTCATATCCTGTTCTTATCTGTGTCCCACATCTAGCGTAAGCTCTTTCTATAAGCCTATCTATACTGAGATCAAAAGCTGTGGTTCCCGAGGTAGCCATTTATTACTTCTTCTTCTTCTTTTTCTTCATTGCTTGTTTTTTTGCCTTACCGCCTCTTTTCATCATAGCAGCAGGTTTACCGCCTCGTTTCATGGCTTGTTTTTTCATTTTCATACCTGGCATGTTTTTTCTCCTTTTTAAAAAGTTTTTCGTACTCATCTTGCCTCGATTTTACGACATCATCGTAATACTCAGCTGGCCAATTTTTATAATACCCTATCTTATGTAGTTTGCAACTTGCTTCATATAGCTGTTTAAATTTTTGCACAAGCATCATGCTGTATTGATACTCTGGCTCCCAGTCACAGTCATCTGTAGGATTTACTAGAAACTCTTGTTCTTCCACAGTGGCAGGGTTTGTAGGATGAAACCCCATAAAATATACATCTCGTTTGTTATAAGTTTTATTATAAAAATCTATTTTATCTTGAAATCTTATGTTGTCATATTGTTCCCAATAAGGATCGCAAAATATAATTATATCGTGCTGTTTCTTATTCCAGTCTTTAAGTACGTTCGTAAGGTGTTTTTCATATTTACTTCTGTCTGGTCTAACCTCAATCCGTAACTTATTTTCTCTACGCCATTTAGCAGCAAAAGGACACGCAGGAAAGCCGAGATGCTTATTCATTGGCTCTAAGACATTCTTAGACCAATTTATTACATCATCTTTTATTTTTTCTGCGAGTTTTTTTCTTGACAATTGTTTTAACGTTTGTGGGTTTAGGGCCAACATTACCTGCTGCCCTTTTTCTAGATACTGCTGATTTTATTTGTGACTTTGACATAGCTGCAGCTTTAGCAGCGGGGACACACTTAGGATATTTTCGTTTAGCGTCTTTTTTTTGTTTTGATCTACCACATTTAGCGAAGCTGCCATCTTTTTTTCGAGATCCTATATCTCTCCAATCTTGTTTGAACCACTTCGCTAATCCTTTGTGGCCAGACATTTTAGACTATCTGTGATATTGCGTATATTGCAACAACTCCAACAACAACGACAATCATCTTGCCTTTCTTATTTAAATTGTTCCATTTACTTTTGATTGAATCGAGCATGATTACCTCCTAAGCAGCTTTTGTGTATAGTTTGGTTTTTTTTCTTCTTTTCTTATCAACCATACCACATCCTGCAGCTACGATTGTAGCTTTGCCTTTTGTTCCACCTTTAACCATACGGTCAGCTGAAACAGCTTTTCTTTGTTGTGAAACAGACATGCCTCCCATAGCTCTTTTAGGTCCTTTAAAATCTTTACGTTTTACGCCGCTTGGGTCTTTTATTTTACCTGCACAGATTTTCGAAGCATAAGCATTAGCATATGCGCTAGGATATACCTTAAATTTGCGTTTAGCCGCAGCCTTACCTCTTGGACATAATTTAGTCATTTTCTGTTTCTCCTTAAGCTTATTTTACCTTTTTTAAATATATTAGCAACTTCTCTCTTACCCATAACTTTAGCTCTTTGTTCACCAACAGTTAATATCTGAATCTTTCTAGCGTATGGCTTTTTAATTTTTTTAACCTTTGCTACAGTTTTTCTAGCGTCCGTAGGTGTAGCAAACTTAATACTTACAGTATCTTTAGGGTTTTCGTCTGTATATAATCTTCTGCCAGAGCCCTTAGGCTTTTTTCCTGTTCCTTTTTTTGGATCTGCCATTGATTATTCCTGTTAATTTTTTTGCTTGAT